CAGCAGTTTCACCATCTTTGATTATGTATGGGTAAAAGTTATTAGCATCTCTTTTGAAATTATCTAGAACTCGTGTTCTCAGAGTAATATTTTTAATATCTACTCCGCTATAAGAAATAGTCGGGAATTTGTTGAAATATTGTGACATATCTTACTCTTTGTAATCGTCTGCGGTTAAGATGGCGCGTTCTTTGAATGAGAGAGTTAAATCTACAGTTACCGGAGCTCCAGTATCTCTATAAAATGCCAGATGATCTCCACCAGAATAATTTACACTAATTTCTGTTAAGAAGCACTTTAGCTTACTTACTTTAATGAGATTTGGCTGGAACACAATATCTACAATGAATGGATAACTCAGAGCATAAGAAGAACCAAAAGTCTTTCTGGGCATTGCCATCAGTCTTAATTCATTAATAATATCAGCAATCATCTTAGATTCTTCGGCCGATTTAGCAGTTAAGCTCCATGAGAAAGTATGAGTTCTTAATTCGACACCACCAAAAGCTAGACCTAAGTTTGGATTCTGCACAGTCCCCGGTGCCATATTGGCTAAATTCTTATTGATCTTCACTCCGGGATTGTATCCACCAGGAGTGAACTTGTTTGCTGTAGCTCTCTGTGTAGCCGAATTGATAGCATCACCCGTGGCACCAGTAATTGATCTGAGAACATTGGCACCAATAGCTGCAGCAGCTCCACCAAGAGCATTCAAAGCATTTCCACCGGTTCCGCCCAGAGTTCCTAGAGTGCCTCCTACGAATTGGCCAGTTTCTTCTTGGCTATAGTTTAGAGTGTTTTTATCCTGTAGGCCCTGATAAGGCAGAGGCAGAATAATATGGCGCTTCAGCTCTTCCTTCGGAATAGAAAGAGGATTGATTCTGGTATATTCGTAGAACGAGATTATCGTATAGTTGTTTTCTATCGTATAATCATACGGAAACTGTAATGCTGACTTTTGGGCTTCTGCTCGTTTTTGCGCAACTATTAAGTTTGGATCTGACATTCTTTTCCCATTTATAAATAGTTCTAATAACTTATATTTATGGGTTCATGATGGCATATAAAGGCGTTTTCAAACCAATTAATCCTCAGAAGTACAAGGGGGATCCGACGAGAATCATCTACAGATCCCGCTGGGAATTGATGTTTATGTCCAATCTAGATTCCAGACCAGATGTCATTCAGTGGTCTTCTGAAGAAATAATTGTTCCGTATAGATCTCCTTTAGACAATAAGATACATCGATACTTTCCAGACTTCTGGGTTAAAGCTAAACAAGTAAACGGAACTATCAAAGAGTGTTTGATAGAGATTAAGCCGTTCTATCAGACACAAAAGCCTAAAGTAACAAAAAATGCTAACCGAAATATAAGCGAAGCCAAAACATATGCAATAAATAGTACTAAGTGGGACTATGCACGTGCCTATTGTGAACAGCGTGGATGGGAATTTATCGTAGTTACAGAGAAAGATTTAGGGCTTAAACATTGACAGTTGATCCGAAGAAATTTTCCGATCTAGTAAGATCAGGAACTAGAGGCAGTTCTTATAGAAAGAACGCTCGCTTCGCTGTGTCTTGGTTTATGGATGTAGCGAAGAAGAATGGTATTGATTCTGAATCAACTAAAGTGGTCAGCATTCTAGAGCCCGGCAATATGTATATGTTTTCATACGACGCTAAACATAAAGCTACTCTTCCATACTACGATGCAAATCCACTAATTTTTCCGCTCGAAATGTATAAGGACGGATTTCTAGGTCTGAATTTCCATTATCTACCTCTACAGCTAAGAGCAGTAGTTATGGATTCTCTCTATTATCTCGTAGGTGATGCAAGCAAGCTTTCAAAAAGTTCAAAGATGAATTTGAGTTATAGAACTCTGATGAAGTTATCTCAGAACAAATATTTCAAGCCATGCATCAAAAGATACCTCTATACTCAACTTAGATCGCGTTATGTTAAGATTGATCCGGAAGCATGGGATCAAGCTATATTCTTACCAGTAGAAAATTTCCAGGGAGCTTCAAGTGCTAGAGTCTGGGCAGATAGCTTAAAGGGAATATAAATGGCATTCAGCATTTCAGAATTTATCTCAAACGTATCTAGCAAAAACGGCTTCAGCCGGTCTTCACATTACACTCTAGAAATCATTCTACCGCCATTTCTCAGAGATAAGTACAAGTATGAGAATATTACGATGTCGGCGTCTATGGTCACGATTCCCGCTGTTCGCCTAGACGTTTCTCCTCATCGCAGAGGTGGTACAACTTACCTAGAATATTTCCCAACCAACGTTTCGTATGACACTCTTCAGGTCAGCTTTCTGAGTGACGGTGAAGGAGAGATGCTATCTCTATTCAGAGAATGGATCGACGAGATCTTTACCGCTGTTGGAGAATCTGGAACTGGGCAGGATAAATACAATGGAAACGGCTTTAGAGTAGCTTATAGAAATGATTACGTTGCGCCAAAAGCTGTGATTAAACACTTTGATGTTCAGGGAAATATCATCGCAACGTACACATTCTTTGATGTCTTTCCAGAAACTCTTCAGAGCATCAATTTGAACTGGGCTGCAAAGAATGAAATCGTATCTGTTCCTGTAACATTTAGATACAGAACTTATACTCACCACAAAGAAACAAAACCATTCTCATCGTCGGTCGGACCAATACAACAAGCACAAAGAAATAATACTGAAGTTAAACCAAAAATATAATGGAGATACATTATGAGTTTACCAAAAATTCAATTACCAATATTTGAATTGACTCTGCCATCTAATTCTAAGAAGATCAAGTTTAGGCCATTCACAGTTAAAGAAGAAAAGCTTCTGTTGATTGCTTCTGAATCAGAAGACACCGAAAGTAAAATTAGAGCAGTTCGTCAGATCGTTAACAACTGCTGCTTGAATTTAGAAACAGATGTTGGAATGATGCCGTCATTTGATCTAGAATATTGCTTCGTAAAAATCAGAGCAAAGTCAGTAGGCAATGAAGTAGAGCTTAGATATAAGGACAACACAGACGAGAAGATCTATGACTTCTTAGTTGACTTAGACAAGCTCGAGGTAACATTCACAGAAAATCATACCAGAAATATTCCTCTATCTGAGTCGGTTGGAGTTATCATGCGATATCCAACAATAGAAATATTATCAGAATTAAGCACCGAGAACGGCGTGCTTAAGATGGTTCAGAAATGTATTGAAACAATCTATGATGAAAATTCAGCATATCAAGCATCAGAATATTCACTCGACGAATTGAATGAATTCATCGAATCTATTTCAGCAAGCCAATTCGAAAAAGTTCTGGAATTCTTCTCTACTATGCCAGCTCTTAAGCATGAACTACATTACACAGATTCTGCGGGGACTGAGAAGACAATTACTCTGCAGGGTATCGACGATTTTTTTCCGTAAACTTTAGCCACACTTCTCTGGCTAATTATTATTTGCTTACTTTTAGTTTGATTCAACACCATAAATATTCAATAAGTGATATAGAAAATTTGATACCATTTGAGCGTGATATATATGTTGGACTATTACAAAATTACATAGAAGAGGAAAATCTTCGACTCAACTCATAGCACGCGGGGCTCAACATGAAAATGGTATTGCACTTTATTCATACAATTTTAGAAGCAGTTAGAAGAACCATTATCAAGTGGTGGAGACCTCTTGCATGCTTAGCTATTGCTATGACTGTTGCTGTTAACGGAGTATACATTCCACTGATAACTAGAGCTTCAGTTGATCTAATGGGTCTAAGTGCTCTTGTTACTGCAGTAGTTGCAGCATTTGCTGTACGCGAGTGGGGAAAGATCAAGGGGTCTGCTGAATAATGGGTGAACCAATCATCTTTGGCAAGGACGAAGCCTACGTAAAAAACGAGTCCGGCCAATGGGTATTATATAGCACAAAGACTGGGAAAGCTCTAAAGAAGCCAGCTCCAGCGGATAAAATCAAAATGCTTGAGGCTATTTCAGCTCAGGCAGCTACAAGCTCGTCTGCAACTTCTGGTGGCGAGATTCTTTCTTCTGCTTCTCTGAATGGAGCCGGCCCCGGCGCAACTATTCCACCAATTCACGAAGAAGAAAAACATCCTAGACATAAACGCGAAGACAAGCGTGTTAAAGTTGAAGAATCTATCGACAAAGATATCAAAAATCTTAACAAGAATATTTCTAAGCTTACTGAATCTATTGAAAATCTAATCAAGAAATATTCTGAGAATTCTAGTAAGCAGCAGTCTGATCAAACTCACGAAGAACATAAAATAAAATCAGAGAATGATCAAGTAACAGCAGCTCATTCTCCTGTAACGACTATTCCTCAGAATATGAAGATGGGCGTGAAAGATGCTATAGTTGGAACCAAAGATAGATTCGGGAAAACTACTTCTCCTAGCACTATGCGGGACTTTGTCACTAAAGCATTCCCGATTATGGGAAATGTTTACTATGCCGCTAAAGATAAAAAAGAAAATAATGTAGCTCAGAAACTCGAGTACTATGACAACAAACTCAAAAATGACAAAGAGTTATATCCTGACATAACGGCTCAAACGCATCCAGATGATGCTAAGAGGGCCGATGCACTTAATGCTAGATCGGCAGACATAGACGACAAACTTAAAACTAAGCGCGGCGAGATCATAGAGAATGTTAAGACTGGCAAGCGAAATCATTATGACATAGAGCAATTCAAAGAGCAGAAGCCTGCTAAGTTTGTTTCTGCGAATATTCGTGCTCCAGCAGTAAACTCAGATTCAGTAAAGACGTCGGCGAAGACTTCGGCTTCTGCCCCAACTACTGCATATACTAGTCTGTCAGATAAGAATTTCAAATTCTTAAATCCTTTTGCTAAAGCAGAAGGACCAGCAACTAAGTATTCTGCTACTCCCAATTCCGGGCTGGTTACTCCTACTGCTAAACCGAGTACAATTCTTCCTACTATAGCGCCAACAAAAGCTGATGCTCCTGCTACTAAAGTTTCTGATGATTCTGAATTAAACGAATTTAAGAAGTCTCTGAGCAAAGTAACTGAAGAATTAGGATCGCTTTCTCAAGAAACAGAGCAATTTGAAAAGCAGTTAGAAAATCTGCTAGAAACAATGAAATCTGCTGATGTCGGTGGAGAGTCTCCTCAACAGGAATCACCTAGAAGTAAATCTGCTGGGCTAGATATTCCTGATATGAAAATCACTAAGAGTGCTGGAAAAGCAGCTGGTGTAGCTACTAGAATTGGACCAAAACTTCTAGCGGGTGGTAAAATCTTAGCTGGAGGTGGCGCAGCTGTTCTGGGAGGTATGGCTCTAAATTATGGTGGAGACAAATTAGCTGATAGTGGCCACACTAAACTTGGCGCTGGAACAAAGATTGCTGGTGATGCTCTTTCTGGAGCTGGAACTGGAGCTATGATCGGTAGCATTATTCCCGGAGTTGGAACTGCTGTTGGTGCTGGAGTTGGTGGAGCTATTGGAGCTGGTGTTGGTCTCTGGAAAAACAGATCAGCATTCTTAGAGAAGCCGGTGGTAGCTAATCAGACTCTGAATCTAGATGAAGCTAATAAACTGAATGTTGTAGCAAAAGAACAGAAGATGGCTCCGGTTCATGCTCCTCCGGTTACAACTATTAGCTCACCTACTATGAATAGCTCTAGCGTAGTTAATAACGTCATCTCTGGGCCAACTGTTGGTGCCAGAGGATCTCTAGATCTAGCAGCATTCGCATAAAAAAAGAGGGAGATTGCTCTCCCTCTTTAATCTTATCTTAGTCTTCTTCAGCTAGCTTAGCTAACTTCTTGAAGTAAGAAACTTCTTCTTCATCTTCGTCATCCGACGTCGAGAATGGAATATCCTCATCGAGATCCTTCGTCTTAGTCGAAGCTGCAGATAGCTCTGAGATAGCTGCTCGCTCTGCGGTAGGCAGATTTGTCGCAGTAGCACCGAGAACCAGAGTAAGCTTCCTCTTAAGCTCGTCGTAGCTCTTGAACTTAGAAGGATCAATAAGCTCCTTCAGAGAATACTGAGAGTTGTAGATTTCCTCGAGACGGTCATCACCACCGGGGATTTCATCAGGCTTTGCGAATTCTGACTTATCATAGTTGGTGTAACCTTCAAGCTTACGAATCTTAAGCTTGAAGTCAGCTCCGGTCCACATGTTGAATGGATCGATTGGAACTTCATCATCAAACTGCGGATGCATCAGATCGTTAAGCTTGTCGAAGATCTTCTTTCCGTACTTATAGAGGAATACCTTACCTTCGTTTTCAGGATTTGATGAATCTCTAACAACTAAAATGTTAGAAACAAAGTGAAGACGGCGCTTCTGAGTACGAGCTTGCTTACGAGTCGGCGAGTCATCATCAGATGAAACAGCCCAGAGCTCGCTGTTGAGTTCAGAAACGGGATCAGGCAGACCAATTGTAGTTAGGGAATTTTCGATATACCACTTTCCGCTTGGCCCCTGGAATCCATGGTCCCAAATGCGAACGAAGGGTACGTCTTCTCCTTCAACAGCCGGAAGGAATCGGATTGTAGCTGTACCGTTACCGGCCTTATCTACTGTAGGCTTCCAATATCGGTTATCATCACTATCAGACGAATAGCTTTTGGTATTAAGCTTATCCAGTTCCTTAGTTAGCTTTTCGATAGAGTTAGGGCTATTTCTTTTTAGATCTTTAAATGACATTAATATGTCCTCCTATGTATGCAATATGTGCGATGTATGACAGGGTATCTTTCAAATAGATGCATGATGTAAGAGAGCTTTCGCTCTATATTATATAGTAATTCTACTGCCGAATGTCAATAGATTACTATAAAATAATTCCGTGTACTTGTTCGAATCTCAGATGATCAACTCCTCTAATTTCGAACACTAGATTACGCTCTTCAAGGAATTCATTTAGAGCTTTGAATTCATGATCTTCCCAAGTAACATAACCGCATAATTCGTCAAATACAATCACGGTACCCGACTTAATTCTATCTCCAAGAATATCAAAAACAGTCTTAGCAGAAGAATATAGATCTGAATCAATATGAAGAAGAGAAATATCTCCTCTAATTTCATTGTTAAATGTCGGCACTGTATCTGCGAATACTCCAACTCGTAGCTCTACGTTATCTCTAACGACTGGGATTTCTCCAGCAAAACAGCCAACTCCCATTGAATTCCACGCCTCGGGCAATCCTTCAAATGAATCGAATCCGTAGATAGTCTTGTCTGGAAGAGCGTCGGCTAAAATATTGATTGTATAACCAGACGCTACTCCAAACTCTAAAACTAATCCATCTAATTTTGCATCAGACGCAGCTCTAAGTAGAATATCATTTCTGGGAATATTCTCGATTGTTTCAAGCTGTTCTCTGAATTTTGCTGAATCATTAAACGGACTTCTCATGCTTAGAACATTCGCCTAAAGAATAGAGATTGTTGACGCATATAGCGTTCTTTCATTGTCGATGCTTCACGAATCTTGTTGGTATGGTCGATTTCAACTTCGAATCCAAAAGCTCGGAATATGTCAACCCAATATGGAGACTCGCGGCAATTTACGTGGTGGTGTCCTGGTTGACCCGGAAGAGCATGAGTACAGATAACGTACTTAGCCCGACGTAGAGTACGCATAAAATTGTAGATATACTCTGCATCTACATGTTCTAGAAATTCTACAGACCACGCTAGATCAAATTCTCTATCTGGAATAAATGGACCAGTAGAATAATCATGAATGTAGACATAATCTCGTACAGCTTCATCACGTTCTACAGTAAAGTCACCATCGACTCCAACTGCATCTAGTCCCATTTCTCGGGCTTTAGCAACCATTCCGGCTGGGCCACATCCAACATCAATCATAGTCTTGACGTCAAAGTTATCGATGATGTACTGAAGAGCACCTTCATCAATATGAGTCTCGAATTCGTGACCGCCTAAATGTGAGGGCAGACCATTGTTAGAAGACTCATCAGTAATAATCAATTGAACCATATTTTCTCCATTATGCAACTAGTTGCTCAACTATCAGTTTCTTGAATTTATCTCTATCATATTGAATGAATGGAGAATATTTCATACACATATTATATATATCCGGCCAGAGAATGCTATCTTCAATCTGCTTATTCCATTGTTTGAAGAAGCCCAAGAAGTTGGACAAGATAATTAGAGTCTCGATTGAAACTTCCTTATCCATATATTTCTTGAGTAGAATTGGGTATTGCCCATCTTCTACTTTAAGCTCTGCCTCAACATCTAGGTCAGATATTTCATTCTTGACAATATAAGTCAGAGACTCTTTTCGCTTTAGCCATTCTTTATATGTGTTTTCAAATTTTGGATCTGATACAATTTCTCCGATCCAAGGTTTAATTCCGTGTTCAATAAACACTGCTACTAAGAAATTTTCTGGATCTGCTTTCTTTGACAGCTTATGAAATGCATATTTGTCTTTTCTAGTTTCAAATGATGAAACAGAAGCATTGACCTTTTTATTGTACTTTAAATAATCGTACCCGCTCCCAGACGCGAAATGACGCTTGAGAGCGAGGTACATTATATATGCACCGTAGGCATCCATTCTAGATGTCCAATCGGCTAGTCTTAGGTAAGAAGTTAAGGTTTTCTGCCTCAATTTGAATCTTACTCTTGAAATTGACGTTATTCTTAATAAGTGGAATTACACTCTCAATCTCTAAATTAGATTTTTCGCAATGCATGACAATAGCATCTAGATAGCTCAGGTCATGTTTCCATACTAAATTTTCAATAGTATCAAAGAATTCTTTAGCTTTACTTGATACTGCCATATTCTACCTCATGAATGTCTATAAAAAATGTGATCACCAACTGAATATAAAACGTTGATAGATCTTAAATTAGCACTAGACCTAGTTCTAAAGAACAGAGATCCATTAGTAATATCTGCTTCACCATTCAACACCGATTTTGCTGCTGATTTAGCTAAATTAAACGACTCATGATCCGTAATTCTTTTTGGACCAGAGCACGTGTAAGAAAACTGGCAACCTTGATTAATCACACCACAGACAGTCTTAGGATACTTGTGGTGTTTTACTCTATTCATAATCACGTGGCCAACTGCCTTTTGGCCAGATATAGGTTGGCCACGTGATTCAAAATATATTGCCTCGGCCATACAATTTAGCTGAGATTTACTTACTGTCTTTATTATATTCTTTTTCTCTTTAATGTACACCGTTTTTTCGATGTATACTACATTTGGTGGTCGGTTAATCAAGTATAGTGAAGTGTACTGAACATATAAAATACTTAGTATTGCCAGAAATACAGATATCTCTGGCATGAAGTTTTGTTTAGTTCCCATTGGCTTCTCCTTTATGGGGAGGAAGTCAATTTATTTCTTGCTTACGACTGAAACAAATTGTAAAACGGCATTCAATGAATCATTTACAACAGTAAACTTTTCTGATCCACGAACTAAAACAACATCACCCGCAGAAACCGGGACAGTTGAACCATTAACTTCCATTGATCCTGAACCTTCAAGAATATGCATATAGCAATCTCTTCCGGTTTTACTTTCAATGTTTCCTTCTAGTTTCTGTAGAGGATTTATAAAAATCTTATTTATATAAAGATTACTGAGATATTCGTCAGATTGAATTGCCATAGTTGGTGATGCTTGAACCTCTGCATCAAACGCAGTCAAGTTAGTCTTTTTCATAGTGTTGTGCTCCAAATATGATGAAAAGATAGTTTATTCTGTTGCTAGGGAAACTATCAAAACCCCGGATAGATTACGCTGCTAGAGAGATAAATTATATAAATAAATCTAGCAGCGTGATTTATTTATAGGAATTCACATGTATTATACTTATCTCATTGGATGGTCTTCTCTGGACAAATACTATTATGGCGTAAGATTTTCCAAATATTCTTTTGTAGGAGATATTTGGAAAACATATTTTACTTCATCTAAAATAGTTACTAAATTTAGAGAAGAACATGGAGAACCAGACATAATTCAAGTTAGAAAAATATTCAACAATAAACGCAAAGCCATTTTGTGGGAATCTTCTGTTCTTAGAAGACTAAATGTTAGAAATAATGAGAGATGGTTAAATGCTGCTTCTATTCCAGAACATTGGAACTTGAATAGCGGCGAACCTCACAACAAAGGAAAATCATTAACGCCTGAACAAAAAGAAAAAATAAGTAAAACTAGAAAAAAACTTGGCTTAGGTAAAAAATCTGAAAAATATCTTCCTAAACATATCGGTGACGATAATATCATGAGAAATCCCGAATACATCAAGCTATACAAAGAAAAAATTACAGGACGAAGAATGATAACTAATCCAGACGGTACTCGTTCATGGTTTTATCCAAATAAGTAGTAATTAAATATAAGGAGGTGGGATTATTTGATACGGTTCCCACCAGACCGCAGACTTAGTTCTTAAGCGGCAATTTTCATTGCAGAATAAGGAACATTGTCATTAGATGCATTAGCTGCATTTAACGATTTGGACTGATTTGTACTCGTTCCTTAGTATGTTCTCCGCGCAACTATCATCTGTGAATCGATTCTATTCGCCCCCTCCAATAGCATACTCCAGGCTTCAAAGTGTGGGAGTCGAACCCACGAGCCGTTAGCTTTGAAATTCAGAATAGCTGAACGTTACAACTATCCCTTAACTGGCCAGTTAGCCTAAGCAGGTTCGACCCTGCCGAGTATGCTAATGGTGGAGGCGCGGGGATTCGCACCCCGGTCTTCTACAGTCTTCGTCTTGCTTCAACGAACCTCTTATTTATTAGAACAGAATAGCTGCGCCTAATAAAAATCCTAGATAAAATCCTCTGAAAACTTCTACTACAGCATTATGATCTTCGCCTTTAGCAAAATCCTTAGCATTACCTACAGCCAGATATGTTGCAGCGATAGCAAAAGCTACCATAGCGATTACAACTCCAACAATATTAACTCCAGCATAGTATGCCGGAAGAACAAAAGCAAGAGCTAGGAGATGGCGACAAAATGTTCCAAACACCTCAGATTTAGTGGTTGGCGCTAGAGACCCCCCAAGAGTCTTCCAACCTGGAGTTCGCCAAATCAGAAAAGCAACCGGTAAAGTTGCCCAAGCTAAAATCGGCCAGCCAAGTAGATAACCAAAGCTAGCTAAAAATGCAACAGAAGCAAGCACCGGCTTTACTCGGCCGTGACCGCCCCATCCGATATATCGATCAAGGACACCAAGACCGAGAGTTAAAATAATTAGAAATAAAATAGTCATTGAGCGTTTTCCTTTACGTCTTGAGAAATCCGAATTCGGATTATTTCCGGCAAAATATTAAATCTAGATTTCAGTGGATTCTTAATTACAGTCGTTCCAGTCGCTGTGCGGACAATATCAACCGAATAATCTCGGGAATTAAACACTAGCGCCATACCGGCTAATTCTATAATTTTTTTGACTATTTTCATTAGATATCCTGGTTTATAAATCTAAGTATTGGTGTGTGTATATGACCATCCACCCACATAGGACTCACCCAAGTTCTATCAAGTCGAACCCAATGGCTTCTGGGTAGTGTACTGACTATTGCTTTTCGTATTGTTCCGACATGCCTCATATGCATCATCTCACGTAGATCTATTTTAACTCTTTTCATAAAATATCAGACAACCTCTCATCATAAGTCATGTTTAATTTTATATCCTTCAGGAAGTCCCATATCCCACTTGAAGTCTTTCCAAGAATAAGATCCAGAAAGCTTCTTCATCCGTTTAATAGCTTCTCTGCGAGAGACGTTTGGCGTTGCTCGCGTCATTCGATATTCGATTGCTTCTCGTTCTTCTTGTTCAATCATAATCTTAAACGTCACTAATCTTATCGTCATATTGGCCACCCATTGAGATTTCCGACAATTTCGAACCATATACGATTGGAGACTATTGTGTCAACCGGCGTGTACAGTTTCCTCATGATCTTTGCTCTATCATATATAGTCGGATCAATAAAAATTTGGCTCCGATCAACCATGGATTTTTGAACGCCCCGGCCATATAGAGAAACTTTGTTAAGCTTCAAATTAAACCTCGATAATCTTATTTGGATCAAAGTTGGGATTTTCACCATGATAACCACGAGGATTACACACTACGCGAGTGTCTCCAACTAGATAATCAAAGCTAGCATGCATATGACCGTGAGTCCAGAGCTTAATCTGAGGAATACTCAGAATAAATTCATCTAGATCAGATGCATAACCACCATTCATATAATGGTCATTACCATACCGAACCCTATCGATCGACTGCAGAGAAGGAGCATGATGAGATACCATAACAACCTTATCAATACCCGCGAAAGACGCTTTAATCTTCTTCAGAGTCTCCCTGTGAATCATAGCCGTATCTGCTGGCCGAATAGCCTTATACGGATGAACAGCATCGCCGATTAGACGATAATCGTTCATACCATTCTGAAGAGTCATAGCAGTCATCGGACATCCGTTATTCAGATCAGTCCACACCGTTCCGCCGAAGAATCGATACCCTTTATGGTCGATATGCTCTCCATCAAGCCAAGCAATGTTGTTGAACGGTTGAAGCTGCTCAGCGATAATATCATATGTCTCAGAGATCCTCGACCTGTAGTGCTCATGATTGCCAGGAATATAGATAACCTGTTCAAAGTTATCAGAGCAGTGTCCGAAGAATTCCCGGAACAGGTTAGCGTATTGGAAGTATGGCGAATCTACGGAACGCTTGAAGTATTCAGCTACACAGATATCGCCAGCCAGAATTAGAACGTCTGATCCGTTATTATTGATTCTGAAGTTGGCGCTGAACTCCAGGTGGAGGTCGCTTGCTAGTTGAATTTTCATATTATAGGCCTAGTTTAAATGAACACAACGAGTAGTAGAATGACTGTCAGAAACCCGAGAGCGGAGAGAACCATATCTGCTGCATCGGCTGTAGTTAGGCCTTCAGTCTGAGAAGCTTCCCACTTGTTATAGTTTTCGAAATCTTCATTCATTGTAGTTCTCCTGTTAATGCGAGAGTTTATATAGATATATTGCTTGTCGCGATACCTCAAGGCTTGGCATAAGTTTGGTTGATTAAAGGGGTTCACCATTATCCTCCATAACTTGTTCCCAGACTCGATTTTGAATTTGAGATTCTACTTGATTCTGAACTTGAGCTAATACTCGTTTCATAATTTGATACCTGATTTCATACCAAAGTTGATTCTTGAATTGAGACCACACTCGGTTCTCTACTTTATTCGAAACTCGATAATTATAAGGTTTCATCAATGATCTACGCTCCCATATCATCTATAACCTGATACCATATATGGTTCCATATTTGATCCCAAATTATATTTTCGACTTGATAATCACTCTGTTCCTCAAATTGAATCATGGCTTGATATTTAATTTGAGTTTTTACTTGAGATCAGACTAGGCTCTCGACTTCGAGCTCGACACGTTGTTTAAACTTTTTTATGAGAGTCTTCCTTAACTTGATCATAAACCTGATATCGAATTAGATCTCGGAATTCAGGCCTGACTCGACCCCAGATTTGCTTATCGACTCGATCACTGATCTCAATCACTAATTTATTCCAAACTCGTTGCTCGACTAAGCCGCAAGTCCGATGTCTAATCGATATCATATGACACCTCGGCTACTACCATCACAGGAGATAGCCCATCCCTGCCTCTGGATTTGGGATCACTCAACAGTCGAACTTCATCACCGACTTGAAGGCTCTCGTAAAATTCATCAGTGGTAGTATCAGGATTCCAAATGAAGATTAAGCAACGGAACTTCCAGCTAAACTGACTCCACCCAGAAGGAATTTCGCCATCATGGTTATTTCGTTTGGCATCACCAACGGACTTGAACTTTCCTACATGGTGCCAGATATGAGCCATCGTCCAGTTAGGCTGAATTTCTACCAGCTTATCATCAGCATCAAATAGAATGTGGTCTGTCTCTGGAGTAAACTTAGGGCCGACGAAACAAAAATCAGTCACCGCATTCTCCTTCTTTAAGACTTTGCTTAAGTGGTTTCTCGCTTTGATGCTTGCTTAATCCAAGGATTATCTAGAGGCTTAAGCTTCTGTGGCTTGTTATTTTTCTTCTTTGCTTCTGCACGACGCTCGTGCTCATGCAGTTCAAACTTAATTCGTTCAATGTTCATTTTAGTCTTTCTTTAGCGATAAAAAATATGAGAGCCTTGAACTGCAGTAACAGTGTAGTCAGAACTCCAATTGGGATTAATTGACTTTGCGTGATAATGCAGAGCTCCGCCAGTATAATCAGCAGAGCCATTGATGATATAGTAAGCTAGAGTCTTAGCCGCATTCCAGGCTTCACGTTCTTCTGCAGTACTATACTTTTCTAGATACTCAATATTTAGTTTTTCCCGATTTGGATCGTCTCGATTCCAGCAAGAAAATTGCTTGTGATATAGAGCTACTTCAGTAGGAGTAGCTCCGCGAAAACCAGCTGCTGCACGATTCATGATAACATGGCCGACATAGCCCATTCCGGTTTTACCTTCACCACGAGCTTCTCCCCACATAGTAGCAGCAAGATAAAAGTAATCTTGCATCTGCTCATCAGTAAACTTAGTTGCTACTTCAGCTTGAACTTCATCCTTAAATTCCGCTGATACAAATTGTGCATTAGATGAATAACCCGAAGAATTGGTAGTATTACCTAGAGATGCACCAACTGCTAGAGACATAGCTGAGAGGCCACCTACAACAACGGTTAGAACTGCGTTTGACATTTATTTCCTGATTGTGTGGTTTATGATATAGTTATTATATCACACAAAGAATTATTGTACACCATAAAAAAAGTGGATGCAGCTCGGCCGCACCCACTCTCTTTGCCCGGTAGGGCAAACTTTAGTCTTCGACGCGACGGAATCCTTCCGGAGTATATTCGCGCTGACGGCGAACCTTATAGTTACCCGGCTCGAACAGGATCGATTCGTGAGTATCAAAGGTACGCTTGTGATCCAGCGAAGTAGGCTTTTCGATCACAAGGATAGAATCGTAGAGATCGTTCGGAGAACGATACATCTTAGCCGAGGTAGGTTCCATCACGTGGTGATGGCCAGTCTCAGAGTGAGTCACGATAAGCTCACCATTTTCAGGCTCAACCTCGATCATTCCCGATACATCAACATTATCAATCTTGATGAACCAGATATCGCCTTGAGCTGCACACTTTTCAAAAGTCTTCATGATATTTCTCTCTTTTCCGTTTAGATTACAAAGGTTGCTTATTTAGGGTTTAAGTACGAACTTCGGGAATAACAAATTCCGAAGCATCATCCATTCCGAACGTCCAAGCGTTCGCCTGAAGCGCGGTCTTCATATCCGGAGGAACTGGCAGAGCGAATTCACGCCCAGTACCGCAACGGACGCGAAGGAACTTTTCACGTCCGATTTCCGGAATTTCCACCTCAACAAGAGTCCCAATTTCAGGATCTTCATCTGCTTCGATAACAGTAGCATTCAGAGTCTTGAGAATGTTAGCCCAACCAAGGATTTCACAAGCAGCCCGGCGCTGTTCGATATTAGCCCAAGTAAGAGCAATCTCAGCAGTCAGAGCAGACTTGTTTTCGATCCATTCGCTGGGAATACGCACACCATGCCAGCTATAGATAGCATAACCATCGCGATATTCGATAGCGGGGCCATTTTCGCCATGAAGACGCTTTTGGTCATCCATCAGAATCTTGATGGGGCGATGTTGGAGAACGACCATTTCATCATAAACGCAAGCCCAGCCGCTCGACTTTGCGAGTTCAATCAGACCCTCGAGAGGATCACATTCCCTGATATCACAGACTTCTCGGAAGTAGTCGTAGTAGGACAGCCAAGAGGCGTCATGCGATCCGTAGATCATAGAAGAAATAACGTCCGAGGCCGTTTGGCTAGGATCAATTTCGCGCACCATCTTGATGGCATGCATCGGAGAATCCGCAACTAGAAACTTATCAGGAGCGACAAGTCCAGCAGCAACATAAGCCTTGATCATTGCGGCCTTAGCTCGATCAAAGTCAAGCGGTTCAGTAGAAAGACCAATGTCAATCCACTTATCGCGATAGACGTCGATTTGAGCTTCTTGCTCGGGAGTCAGTTGTTCAAGCATAATATAGAAATTCCTTCATTTCAGTTTTGTTTGGTTTAGTCGATAATGTAATTATATACGGTATTGAATTAATGTAAATGGCTAATTATGTCATTATGGACAAATTCTCCGGTATTTAGATTTAGTCCGAATTCGAAGAAGGCGGTTATTTTCTTCAACGAAAGAAATCAGAGCAGCTCTACGAGAAGAAACGTTATTTTTAAAGTATGACAGCTGATGTTTGATCAAAGACAAATCGGTATCACCAAGACCGTAATAGTAAATTACAGCGGTTTCAACGGTTTCGTCCTTGCTAATACTCTTTTGGCTGCTGAATACATGACATTGCTTTTCTAATTCATAAGAAACAACGCGCTCATAAAAGCGAATTCCAAACAGATAATAACCCAGATCTAACCTGTACGTGCACGATCGCATAATGTTATTCGGATCTACATTCGCTATATTATGTTCCTTTAGCGCGGAAATACTTTCTTTTTCTAGCAGTTCTAATCGCTTTTCAAAAATCTTCAAGTTATTCTCCATAACCACTGTATGATGTAATTATATCATATCCCGAATTACTGTACACTCATCTTTTTACTTTTATTTTACCCGATTGCAGAGCTTCTTTAGATCTATCCATGATAGACTTAGATTCCTTATCCGAGAACATATTACCAAGATGACGCTTGAATTCAGCATGATCTCCGTTTGCAATAGATTGACGCATCTTAGTTCCAGACATACCATGAGTTCTGTCTAAATCGTCAGGAGTGTGAATATGAATAGCATCCCACTTCTTATCGCCCATCTCTTTGATTTTACCAGAATTTAATCCGTCTTTTAGCTTCTCTGCCATATCTCTTCTATCTGATCCAACTAGAAGGTGTAGTTCTTTTCTACCATCTAGAGGGAGAGAATGATATGCGTGATGAATAGTCTCACCTGCTGATTTCACCACATGGAAGTTAGTATCTTTTTGCTTCCATTGGCGCTTCATGATATTCTTGCGTTCTTCTGCAGAGAAGACGTCAGCTTTACCAGAAAGACCAACGTGCTTAGTTCCTGGCAGAGAAGCTAGCTTTCCACCAATATCTTTTGCGTGACCCATATGAGAATGAGGAGCTACACCCATCATCGGAACGATAGATGCATGGTGTGTTACTTCTTCGGAGAACATTTCCGATACGTCATCTTTAACATTTAGATGCGACTTCATATGAGCTAGAGCAGCGGTGTGATCTGTATCTTTCTTTGATGATACATCTTTCTTGAATTTATCATAGATTGCTTGATGTTCAGTTGGGCTCTTATGCTTCTTGATTAGATCAACTACACCTTTGAAAGATTTGATCTTATTATGATCTGCTGATTTCCCGAATAGAACTTTAGAAACTTCGGTTGGATGAGAAACACCAACATCCTTTTCGTCTGTTCTAGAACGAAGCCCATGTGTGTTAGAGAATTTATGAGATTCTCCACCAACAGCATTAATAAGGACTTTGTGGTGAACACCTTTAATTCCTGATTTGGTATCTTCCCAGTTGGCTGAGTGTAAGAACTTATCAGTCTCTGATCCTGGATGATGAGTTCCTTCAAAATCAAACTGATGATGTTCACCATTTTCATGTCTCATTACAGCAGAAATCTCGTTACCGTGCTTCTTAGTTCCAGCAACAGTATACTTTCCAAACTTTTTACCTGTAGCTAAAGTCTTCTCTAACTTATTCTTATGATCATGAGATACTTGAACGTCTACATCACCAACGGATGGCTTGTGTCTGACAAATTCAACATCAGATACGTGATGACCCATAAAGTGCTCAGAAGAACCAGAATAAACACTGCTAGAATGTAGATGCTCTTTATCTTTTCCGAATAAATGTTCTCCATGCTCTTTATGAAAAGCATCATGAATATCGCTTAGAGCGCCATGAACATCAGCTCTGCGGACTGATCTATCTTTTTCATTTACTGGAAAGGGAGCAGCGGAAGTCTCTTGACCCTTTGGACCAACCTTGACATTTCCACCTTCTTTTAAGAAAAACTTAAAACTCTTCATTTCTTACTCCCGAACGATAAACTAGATGAAGCTTTTGCTTCTTTAAACTTTAGATTGATAGCTTTGAATCTAGACGCATCTGGATTATGCGAAGAAGGATGTACGACTAATCCTTCTGTTCCAGATCCCCATTTGTTTTTGATATTCTTATCTGCAAGATGGGCGGATACCTTATCACTAACTCTCTTCTTGATATGATTGAATTTTTCTGCTTCAGCAGCTTTTGCTTCTTTATTTGATGGTGTAGTTCTAGCGTTGATTAGATCATGATTTAGCTTATGGAAATCCTTAACTTCATCGTGAACTTCAACGTGAGATGGTTCATGGTGTACAATATCATCATCAAATTTGATATTATGATCTGATAGATTCTTCTTGAAGTGTTCTGTGTCGTGATGTTGATTTGTTGGCATTTTAGAGTGAATTACGAACTTACCCTGTTTGCCCATACCTTTAGTTGTGTACGAGGTATGAACAAACTTTACCTCGCCTTTCTTATCTCCTGGTCTAGCTAGAGACTTATTGAAAGCTTCTCCAGACACGGCAACGTCACCTTTCTTCTTATATTCAGAATGAAGGTGATCTTGTAGAGCTTTATTTGAATGTAGAGCATCATGGAATTTAGCCATTGCAACTGGTCCAGTTGGATCGTATGGCTTGCCGGTTTCTTGTGATCTTCTTTTGGCTCTGTCGATATGACCTTTGGCGGTACGAATTCTTTCATCACCAGAGCCAGAATGCTGTGTATAGAATCCATGTTCATCGTGACCAAACTTGAAAGTCTGACCGTCTGTTTTTTCGGTTACATGATGAACGTGAATTTTTCCGCCTTTTGTAGTCTTAGCAAACTCATCAGTAGAAAGCGATGGTGTCTGATTTCCAGCGGGAGTAAGAGTAGAATGCAAATGCGGAAGCCCCTGACGAATAGAGGCTTCCGTAAAGAATCGCTTGAATGAAAGCATTGAATTAGTTTCCCGAAGTAGAAAATAAATGTGTCAATGTTATTTATAAATTATTGGTTGTAAATGTACCTTTCAGTGCACGCCAATATACTCTAACAACCTGCCATAGCATTATAAGAAGTACTCTAGCGGTGAGTATCATAAGAGGGCCGATTAAAATTAGATTAATGCTAGCCCAGATCTGAGACGACAGATATTGGTCAACATAACCCAAAACTCCCTACAGTGCAGTAAAGGGCAGCATGATAAATCCAATCATAGACATAACACCCCCCACTTCATCGATATCAAAAGTCATTTTTATTCTCCAATACGCTTTTCTAAAAAGTGTTCAGCTCGGTATTTCTTTAGCCATTCTGCACCATGCTGAGCCCCTTTCTTCCATCTAGGGAAGTTCGCTTTCCAATTCATCGACTAAATCTTTAAGCCTTGCCACCTCGGCCT